AGCGAAGTCGCAACGCCAAATCTAGTGACTGGTGATGGCGTGCTAAGCCCTGCAAAACTCACGTCTCAATTGCGCGGCCCAGCAGGTCGAGAAAAACTTGCGAGGCTTAGTGATGCGCAAAGGCGAAGAGTCAATCGCATTTTGTCAGACATTCAGCGCTCGACTGCAGCAACTGCTCCTGGTGTGAAAGCCCCTGGCAGCGACACGATGAAAAATTTAAGCGTCGCAGCTTTGATTGGTCGAACCTTTGGCGGGCTGAGCGAAACCAAACCTGCGCAAGCGTTGGCGTCTCGGTTAAGTTTCTTAGGCTTAGGCGAAGACGACATTCAAGAGTTAGTCGTGCAGTCCATGCTCGATCCAGAACTATCTGCCAGGTTGATGTCTCAAGCATCGACTGAAAGCGTAGATACTTTCATTACAGCGGCGCAGCGTCGCCTTCCAAACATCTTCTACGGAACAGCCGGTGCTACGGCAGGTCTACAACAGCAGTAATGGACGTCTCGATGACAAGCACGCCTGCGCCGGTCACTTGGAAGTCGGTCGCCGTGCAGCGCCAAGAAGTGCTGCGAACTGGCGGTGAAGGCGAGCTCGTTCGAGAAGCCGTTGAAACGATCCAGCCTACCTTCTATACGGCCAAAGACGGGCGCATAGCAGTGCAGCAGCTGACGTCGTCTTCTACGCTGAATTTGCTGGTCTAATGACATTGTGGGAAAAACTGTGGGAAAAAATCCCGTATCAGTCGTAAGTCATTGATTTCTAAGGGTGAATGGTGCCCAGAGAGAGACTCAAACCCTGTTTCACGCCGTTTCATACTGTAATAGAATCAATAACTTACCGACCACCTTGTTGCACATGGTTGCATGCTGACCCATACTGTCCACTCAATTGTGGGAAAAAAGTGGGAAAAAATGAGACAGCTTTCAGCGCGGCAAGTACAAGGAAAACTGGTTCCTGGCATGTACCGTTTGGACACGAACCTGTATCTGAAAGTGCAGGTTGTGAAGGGGGCCACATACAAAAATTTTGTGCTGCGATACACGGCTAACGGCCAGCGCACGGACAGGTCTTTAGGCAGTACAAAAAAACTCACCTTGGTGGACGCGCGAACGAAAGCCGATGACCTGATGAAGACTTTGACAACTGATCAAGTTGTACCAGCCGAACAGCTGGTCAAAGAGAAGCGGGCAGTGGCAGACAGCGCCCGTCGCGCGGACAACGCGAAGCTGACGTTCCGCGAGGTGGCAGAGGAGTTCATTGTTCGCGTCAAGATACCCGCTTGGAAAAACCCCTATGAGAGTGCGCAGGATTGGCGTGGGCGATTAGAGCGATATGCCTATCCAGTCCTGGGCGACATGCCCATAGATGAGATTCGGAGAAGCGATGTGGTCGATGCTTTGCAGCCGACATGGATCAGCTTGCACGACACGACTAAGCGCGTCCGCTATTACATTCAGAACGTGTTCGATTACGCCCTCGACAGGGACTACACCGAGATCGCAAATCCAGCGACCGCGCGAATCACAAAGTCGCTGCCCGAATGGACCGGCAACGTAAGGCATCAGCCAAGCCTGCATTTTGAGGACGCACCATCTGCCTATAAGGCGCTGCTTGAAAAAGCCAGCCAAAGCAGCGTTGCTCTGCAGGCGGTTATGCTCACTGCGCAGCGGCAAATTGATGTGCGCAAAATGAGATGGGATCAAATTGATTTTAATACCGCCGTGTGGAATGCGCTAATCGCAAAAAAAAGCAGAAAGCATTCTAATTTTTTGCTGGAAGTTCCCTTGCCGACGCAGCTTATGGACACATTGCTGCGATTGCGCTTGGCGTTCGATAATTACGAGGTCAAACCGACATACGTTTTCGAGAGCCGTGGTGCCACGTCATACATTAGCGAGACGGCAATGAGGAAGACGCTTAGTGGTCTGGGATGTGTGGAGCGTGGCACCGACGAACCTGTCACAATGCATGGCATGCGCACGACGTTTAAAGAGTGGAGTAGGTTTGCACGAACCGACGCAGACGAGATTTCAGAGCTTCAGCTGAGCCACATAAAAGAGACTGACACTCGCACTGCTTATGCCAGGACGACTTTGCTAAACCGTCGCGCCGAGCTCATGCAGGAGTATGCGAATTATCTCGCAGCCTAGTGACTAAATCTTCGCACCAGGACTCAACCTCAGAGCGCACAAACATCGTGCGGTTGCCGTAGACGATAGGCTTTGGAAACTCTCCAGCGTTGAACTTGCGCCAGATAGATTGACGCGACAATGTCGTCATGGCAGTCACATCTTTATACGTCAGGAAACCTGCACTCACGGCTGCACCTCTTCATCTATCCACCAGTTCAAGTAATCGCGAGCCTTGCGCAAGTGCTCGACGGTAGGCTGGCGGTGGTGATTGGCCCGCATGACATACTTCAAGATGTTGCCCTGGCAATAAGCTTTGAACTGCTCACTATCGAGCGTGTCGCGGATCACCTCGATCACCTCGATGCTGCCCTGGGTGTAGTGCTCTGGCGGTTTGCGCAGCGCATTCCATTCGCTTGGCGTCGCGTCATCAATGCTGTTACTCATTCAATGCCTCGCTTTCTGTGCGTCACTTCTCCGTCAACGAGCTTGTAGCGGTTGATGATGTTATAGACGCTGTTCTGGGCCAGTGACGTCATCCTGGCAATAGAGACCTTGCGCACGCCATCGGCCCAAAGCGATAAAACCTCTTCGATTTGCTGCTCGGTCAGCGCGCGGTGAAACTGGCGGTTCTTACCCTGCTTTGGCATCGGCTCTATCAGCCGCCGGGCTTTGTCTTGCGCTTTTATTGCGCGGTAAAATAGGTCGCTCATTTTTGCTCCGAAAAAAAGTGCCGCCTTCGGCCACGCGGACGGCGCGCGCTGGAATGGGCAGAACAGGAGAGAGCGCTGCCCAGTAGCCAAATCAAAATGGAATTTCCTCAATGAAATCGGGGCACTCACCTACGCGCGGCATAAAGTCAGCTGGTGGCCTAGCCCAGTGTTTTTCGCAAAACCCTGGTTGACGTTCCATGTACTCGCAAAAGAAACAGTTCTCTGGCTTTTTCTCGCGGGCACGTTGCTCTGCCTTTGCTGCGTCACGCATCTCAATCAAAACTTGAGCCCAATCATCACTCATTTCTTGCGGAACCGAGTGCGCCACACGACGAAGCTGCCGTCGCCAACCTGCGAGGTCGTAGTGCCGGCTTTGTTGGCTTTGAAGAAGTGAGTCATGGCATCGCGCTCTTTCGCGTTCGACACGCGCACTGCGTCGCCTACCTTCATTTTTTTAAGGTAATGCGCCCATTTAGCCGTTTTATTGAAGGTTTTTCGGTTTGGTAAATCCACTCCGCTTACCACCTCACCAATGGGTAATTCTTCTAAATTCATTTGCCTACTCCCGTTAGTCGGGCATCAAATTCAAACTTCAGCCGGTCAATCTGCGCGTCGCCAATCAGTTCTGGTGCTGCAGATGTAATCTCGATCGAGCAGTATTGACCGTGGCTGTTAGTGAATTCTTTGCCATTAATTTTGTTGGTGTACGTCACGCCGTCATCGTCCGCATCGATGGGCTCTGCCCAGTTCGCGAGCAGCGGCGGTATGAAATTGTGGTCGTCGCAGCCGGTGCGCTGCATCGATGCGTCAAGGTGCTTGTCAAACTTTTCGCAGTGCCATCGCCCGTCTCCGTCCATCATTGGCGTTGCATGCGCGCATGTTCTGCAGTTCATGGCGGGCGTGTCGGTGCCGTGGCACAGGTCGTAATAGTCGCACCACTTGCACTTGAACCAGCTGGGGTCGTCGCTCATGCGCTCAAGCGGGCGGTCGCTAGTAATGATGCGCCTGGCACGATCGAGCATGCGCTGCGCATGGGCTGCATCAAGCGGCACGCGCTCCAAGTACAAGTCGTCGTCATTCTTGTTGACGGCCATGTAGAGCGCCCACTGCACGTCCATCTTGTGCATGTAAATTTGCATCTGCGTGTAGTGCTGCGGCTTCGATTCCAGCACTCCGCGCTTGACCATGTCGGCGAAACTCTTGGCGTTGTGAGTCTTAAACTCCAAGACGTGCGGCTCGTCCGGCGCGTCGGGTAAGCCAATTCCCATGCCATCGAGCGAGCCACCAAAGTGCCCGGCGTGATCTGAAATGCGCCATTGCTGGTTCGTGTCCGGGTCAACTTCCCAAACAGTCACGCCGGCGCGGCGCAGGTAGTTCACGAAACGCACTTCTTCCGTCTCACCGCGAGCGAACAGGCGCAGCAGTCGCGCGCCATGCCGCTGAGCCTTGACCCAGTGATGGCCATACCAGAGCTTGCGGCTGCATTCCTCGCCAGCAATCGACGCGCCAAAGTGAAGCCGGCCAGGCGCTGAGTCCTGATCGGCCTCAATCCCGCCGTTGATAGCAGCAAGCGTTTTTGATGCAGCGAGAACGTCCAATGCTACTTGTCCCAGGGCTTTTTGCCGGCATCAGCGGCGGGTGCTGGTGCAGGTGCCTCTACTGCTGGCGCGGCTTGCGCTACCGGCGCAGCTGGTGGCGGTGGTGCGGAGCCAGCTGGTGCTGCGTAGCCGCGCACTTCGTTGCTGGCTGCGTAGCCGTTAGACGCCTCGCGTACCTTTACCAGCACCTCTATTTCGTGAAAGTGCAGGTCTTGGCTGTCTTCAAATCCGGGCTTGCCCATCGCCGTACAGATCGCCGCGAGGTCTCGCTTTGCAATCTCGACTGCCTTTTCGTTTGGGTTATCGACGTTATAGTTAGCCCATACCTTGCGGCCCCGGTGCTCGCCTGCCGTGATTTCCCAAGTGAAGTTTAAGTAGTGGCCAGTGCCAGCGCGTGTTGCGCGCATTTCGCTGTCGGTGATGACAGCCTTGTACTTGCCTTCTGGGAGCGGCAGGCGCTCCTGCGGGGCTTCTGCCGGCTCGATGCCAGCGGTGCTAAATTGAAACTGGGCCATCAGGCTGCTCCTTCTAGTTTGGTTTTCATTGCGGTGGTGAGGGCGTCCCAAGAGAGATCAATCTCGTCGGGCAAGCCAAATCGGTTCTTGGCCACATACGCTGGCGTTTCGACGGTGCAGAGCACGCGCTTGCCGGTGCTGATGCCTCGGGCTCGAGTGTTGCCGAAGCCAGTGTCTTCTTTCTTCACCATGACTTTGTGCTTGGCAAACAGCACCAGATCGCACGACTCCTGTACCAGCGCGCTGGCTTTTGCGTGGAGCTTGATTTCGTAACGGTCGATCTGCTCCATCTCAGGGTCTGCGTGCTTGCGTATCTGATGATGAGCGATCAACAGCACATTCATGCCTTGGTTGTCTCGCACAAAGCGTAGGCCAGACAACAGGTCGCGCCACAGGTCTAACGCCATCGTGTAGCCTTTGCCGTATGTCAGCTGCTCTATGCTTTTGACGTTGTTGTCTTCGCAGACCTTCTTCCAGATCAGGGGCTCCAGGTGGTCGAGCGAGTCAATAACGACAGTCTTGTAATCGTGCTTGTCGCACAGCGCAGTGATCGCAGACATAACGTCGTCGTAAGACTTGGCGATCGGGAATGCTTGCAGCGTTAGATTGCCGGCCCCGTCTTCTGTTTGAATAAAAACGGGGCTTGGCATATTCGCCGCAAACGTCGTCTTGCCGACGCCAGCAGTGCCGTAACAGAGCGCGAACAGCGCGCGCGCAGATTGTGTCGGTGACACCGACTTAAGATCAAAGGCCATTATTCGCCTCCTTAATTGTCAAATATGGTTTTGCGGGGGAGGTCGTTACGACTGCAGCCATTTCTTTGTAGAAATCTGGCTCATTGTTTTTGAGGTAACGCAAAGACGTGTCGTTTAGCACTTCTTTTAGCTGCACTGGCCGCAGGTTTTCTGGAATCTTGTGCTTAATCTTGCGCCAAGCGTCTTGGTCCAGCCTGCGGTTGTAGCCGTTCTTAACGGTTACTTTCGTGCCGTTCGCCAAGGTGGTGGTTTTGCTGCCTTCTTCAATCTGCTCAAGGAATGGGAGAATGCGGGCTTCGTGCTCTACGCGCGCCAGCTTTGCGTCGTCTTCCAGCTTTTTGAGCTCCGCTAGCCGGGCGACTAGCGATTCTAGGTTAGGTTCGTTGCTGCCGTTTGGTGTCGTTGTGTCGGTCATCGAGTGTCTCCTTGTTCGTTGACAAAGAGAACATTATAGATGGCCTAACGAGCTGTCAACAAAAAGGAGACAGCTAGAACAATTAATTCAAAACAATGCGACGAGCACGTTGTCGAAGTCGTCATATTTGCCCTTTAGGTAAAGCAATTCGACGTTGCGCATGTCGTAGAACAGGTCGTTTTCTCTTGCGTAAGCCTTGACTGCAGGCAGATCCCAAGGATGAACGCTAACGTACATGAGCTCATCTTGGATGCGCACGCACACAAACGCGCTGTCTTTGTACAGCACCAGCGTCTCTGCCGAGTAGCCGCTGTAGAAGCGCGCCATTTTTGCCGCAACAGTGCGAAATGCCCGATGCGTGCTGCATTCGCCCGAGGGGCAAGGGCAGGGCTGCAACAGTTCTTTCAATAAATTTATAGACTGCGTTGACTGACTGTCGAACGGGACAGCAAAAAACTTCAGCCCGTTTCCAGAGCAAAAGTGATTTGTTGCCTCGACTAGCGCCCTGTTTGCGTAGGTGTCCCAGGTTTTGTGTCGCTCGTTATGAGTCTTTTCCATGTGCCGATTCCCTAGCGCTTTCTATGTCCAATAGATGGTTGATGAGCGCGTCTACTTGTTGTTGTGAGGGGATAGACAATGCGGCAAAGGTGTCTTGCACATTCAGCCCCGTTGCGTTGTCGTCACGACCAAACAGCAGCCAGGCGGGCTTCACGTTGAAGAGCTCGGCGAGCTTAACGACGTTCGATCGATTTGGTGTGGCCTTTTTAGTCTCCCACTTATGGATGACGTTGTGATTGATTCCGGACAAGTCAGCCAATTGACGCAGGCTGAGTTCGCGTGCATTCCGGAGATCGCGTATACGGTCGGCGATGTCCTTCATGAGTTTGTCTCCTTAGTAATGTCGTCACCCGAATGTATCGCAAAGGGTGACAATGAGCAACACTTTCGGTGACATAGTGTTTGTGTGTTGTGACTGTCACCTTAAAGGTGTACATTCGCAGCGATGAGCAATACAGATATTTGGCAAAAGATAGTCATCAGCGAGCTTGCCTCTCGCCTCAACATCTCTCGCGGCAGCGTATATAAGTGGAAGTGGGCAAATAAAATCCCAGCCGAGCGCGTCGTCGCCGTCGAGGCCATTACCGGCATCAAGCGCGAAGTGCTTCGGCCAGACCTTTATAGCCACAGCCAAGCGGCCAATGGCTGAGGTC